GCCCGAGAAGCCCGACACGCGCGCCTTGTTGACCGGACCCACCATCAGCACCTTCGGGGTGCCGCCGGACGCCCAGACCTTCTGGATGACCGACTTGAGGATTTCTTCCGTGAACGTGCGCAGGTTGGCGGCGGTCGCGTCCGTGCGCGTCGCCGTCGGCGAGTTGGTGTACACCGGATCGGCGCCGCCCGTGCCCTTGTCCGTGTTGGTCTTGAGGAAGGCCAACAGCGAGCCCGTCTTGCGCAGCGCCGTGCTCACACCAGCCGAGCCGGCCGCGGCCGCCTGGTTGGTGAGGATGGTGCTCTCCATGTCGCGCTTGATCTCGGCCGAGCGCTTGGCGAGCTGGTAGGCGAGCTCCGAACGGCGGCCGGCCTTGTCCACCGACTCGAGCGTGCCCGAGATCAGCAGCGTCTTGTTGCTGATCTGCGTGTAGTTGCCGAGGCGGGTGGTCGCAGCGGTCGAGTCGAAGGCGCTGATGTCGTCGCCTTCCACCTGCGCGTTCGTGGTCGAGGCGGCGGCGAGCGAGTCGGTCTGCCACTCGAAGTACGTGTTCTTCACGTTCTCGCGGCCGACGTTCGACATGAACGGCGTCTCCTCCGGCGAGATGTTGTAGATCACGTTGGACAGGGACTCGCGGATGCCCTTCGCGTTGAAGGTATCGAAAGTATTGCTGGTCTGGGACATGGTCGTTACTCCAAGAATTGTTCAAACACGGCAGCCGCGTCGCGCGTGCTGCCACTGGTTGCGAGTCTTGAAAGAGCCGCATTGGATGCGACGACCTTGCCTGCATTCGGCGTGGAGGCAGACCCGGCCCGCATGGGCTTGGCCTTCTGGATGATCTTCGGACGCATCTGATCGCGCTTGCTCATCAGCTCGTCGAACATCATCGCCTTGCGCAGCGCCAGAACGGCTCGAGCGTCGTAGATGTCCGAGACCTCTTCGGTCGTGAAACCGAGTTTCCCGGTGGCATACTCGACGATCTTCGCCTTCTCAGCGCGCGCCTTGTCGGCGTCGCGCCATTCCGGCATGGCTTCCAAGAGCTTTGTGCGCTCGGCCTCGAGGGTCTTCTCGGCCTCCGCTCTCTCTTCCGCCTGCTGCTGCTCCACCAGAGCCTGCTTCTGGGTCTGCACCCATGCCGCCTGCTCCTGCCTGGACCGGACCAGCTCGCGCTGTCTCACCCACTCGACCGGGTTCTCCTGGTACAGGCGATCCCAATCGACCTCGGGCGGTTGCAGCGACTTGAGCGACCCTTCCAGGGCTGCCAAGGTCTGTGCGTACCGTTGCCGCTCTTCCCGCGCCGCCGCTGCTTCCTTCTCGGCCTGTTTCCGGGCCTCGGCGATAGCCTGCGTCTTGCGCGTATAGTCCGCGGTGCGGGAGTAGCCCTTCAGCAGCTCATCCAGCGGGACGTCGACTTCTTCCCCGTCAACCTTGACGCGGAAAGTCTGGACCTGCTGGGGCGCCTCTTCGGCCTCCTCCTCGCCTTCGGTCTGCTCGCCCTCGTCAGCGGACTCGCTTGCCGCTAACTCAGGCTCTTCTGCCACCACACCTTCCGTCTCGGGCTGCTCGTTTTCGCCTTCATCGGCGGCGAGCATCTGCTCGAAGACATCTTGCGTGGACTGTACGTTTCCCGGGGGTGTACCCGTGCCGGTAGTGCTCATGTCTCCATTATTCACCGCCGACCGGACAACTTGTCGATGTCTCGGTTGGCGATGACGCCGTTGTCCACGACCACGCGAAGGTGGCGCTGGATCTCGGCCAAGATTCCGACCGCGAGCCACAGGCGCTCGCGCTCCTCCTGGTCGGCGGGCTTGCTCTGCCGCCATGCTTCCATGTACCGGCGCTCGAGCTCAGAGAAGGCCTCGACCAGAATCGGGTTCTCGATCAGTTCCTTCGCCTGCACCGCGCGGCCGGCGTCGATGTACGGGTTGCGCTCGCTCAAGCCAGCAGCCCGGTCTTGGGACGCTTGGTCAGCCCGCCGCGCGGACTCTTCCCCGCTGCGCGCTGCCAGGCGGGGGTCTTCACCGGAAGCCGCCCATCATCGCCATGCGATCGAACGGGCTGGCGAAGAACGGCGACGGCGATGAGTACGCCGGCGTCGGAAGCGCGCCGCCCATGTACGGCTGCGGCTGCGGCTCCGACATCGGCTGCGGACCAGCCTCAACCTGCTGCTGCGGCTGCCCGCCGAACTGCATCGGGCTGAACTCGCTCGCGAAGAGCTGCGACAGCGACGGCGGCGGCGCGTCGATGGTCGCGGCCTCCCGCCCCATCATCGGCCGCATCCGGCGACGGCCGCCGCGGCCCATTCCGCCACCACCGCCAAAGCCGAAGCCGCCACCGTACCCGCCGCCGAAAAACGACGTCGCCGCGAACGGGTTGAAGGCAGGGCCGCCGTAGTACTGCTGCGAGAAGTACTGAGAGAAAAGGTCGTTGACCGTCGGCTGCGGCGGCGGCAGCAGCGGCGAGCCGCCCATGCCGCCATCGAACCCGCCGAACGGACTGAACCCGCCATACGACGGCTCCATCATCTGCGGCGGAGAGTACCCGCCGCTGAATCCGCCGAAGCCGAACGGCGAGGCCGACTGGCGCTGCCCTATGAATGCGTTGCTCATGCGTCACCTATTCCGACAAGTCATAAAAGGCCAATGACCCGATGGCAGACCCGGTGCCGCTCAAGACTCTGACGGCGACCGTGTAGACATCACTCGTCCCGGCGATGGTCGCGCCGAGCTGCATATCGAAGTTGTAGAGCAAATCGTTCTGCGCCTGCGCGCTGGCTTGGTTGGTCGCCGTGGCGTATTCATTCAGCACGATGTCCCCGCCAGACATGGCGGTCGCGGTCACATCAAGGTCCACGCTGGCAAAGGTCGTCGTATCGTAGGACGCGCCGGTGAGCGTCGCGTTCCTGACCAGCGCTATCTCGTACTCGCCGTTGGCGATCGGAAGCACACGCACCTGCTTTGGCAAAATGACCGCCCCGAGAGAATCCGACGCGAGCCGGATAGACACCAGCGGCACGAACGATGTCCCGATTCCGGTGAGCGTCGTGGACCTTCGAGCCACGCGCTCGATGGAGGTCTGCTCGTAGCCGCCCTCAGAGATCACCGTCGAGCATATCTGCTTCATGCTCGAACTGCTCGCGGTCGCGGCCGTGTTCTCGATCTCGATTCGCAGCGGCAGCGTCGCGGTCTGCATATAGACCGATGTCACCTCGTTGGCGTTGTCGAACGTGTGCGCCGTGATGTACTGGCCGTCGATGACGAACCCGACACGCACCGACCCCACGCCAAGCCACTCGAAGTCCGCGAAAAGTATCTGCGCTTTCGTGGTGTCAAGCGTGATGCCGCTAGCGCCGCTGCCGTCCAACGGGTCGCCGTTCCATGCAGACTGGACCACCTTTCGGGTGTCGTCGACAGATCCGCCGGTGTAGCTGCGGATGATGAACGAGAGCTCAGTCCCGCTGCGCTGCAGAAACAACCCATTGTTCGAATCGAAGTACCCCACGCGCTGGCGCAGGTTCGCCTTTCCGGCGGCCATCACAAACGTCATCAGGAATGACAGGCTCTTCCCAGGCTGATAGGGGAAGCACCGCTTCGTCTGCCGAACCACCTTGTCGCCGGATGCCGTGGTCACGGCGAGGCTTACCGCCGACTCGTTGGTGAGGAACGTCGAGGTTCCAGAGCCGGTCAGAGACGTATCGAAAGACGGGTCCGCCGCGTAGCGGTTCTGGCTGTCAAACAGCGTGAACGGCTGCGAGACGCGAAGGCGCCCGAATGCGTCGAAGTTGTTTTTGCTGAGTAGGTTCAAGTTGGTCAGGCTGTTGATGAATTCGACGATCTCGCGCTGGTTGCTCGCCAAGGTGTTGAGGTAGAGCCTCAACTGGTTGTTGAGCTGGTTATGGTACTGCGGGAAGTATGCCTGCGGCGCCAGATTCGGATTCGGCGGCGCCGGGACAATCAGCTCCTGCATCGTCCATCACCCAACCGGCGGCGCCATGGGCGCAACCGGCGGCGGCTCGAACGGGACAATCTCCGGCATGACCGGACGCTGCACGCTCGGGCTCGCCGTGCGAGGCTCGGCCATCATCACCTTGATGCTCTCGACGTCCACCGCCGTGCCGCTCTTCAACTGGATCTCGTAGGCGCGAAGCATCATCTCCGCCTCCTGCTTGTCGCGCGCGCGGTCATCCTCAAGAAGCATCTGCTGGCGCTTGAGCTCGAGCTCGGCCTGCTTGTTCTGGATGTCCGCCATGATCTTCTGGCGCTCCACCTCGGCCAGAATCATCGCCGGGTCAGGCGGCGGGGGCGGCGGGGGCGGCTGCGGCGGCATCATCGCCGGGTTCGAGAAGAACTCGTCGGCGTTCTTGAAGCCGGAGACCTGCACCAGTCGCGCGAGCGTGTTCCGGTACTGCTGCGGCGTCACGAGCGGGTTCTGCGGCCCCATCGTCTGCAGGATCTGCTCCTGCTTCTGGGCGATGGCGGTCAGCACCGAGACCTGCTGCTCCTCCGTGCCACCGCCAAGGGCGACGTCGATCTCGACGTCCATGTCGGCGTTCCACGAACGAGGGTCGATCGGCACCCACTGATTGCGAAGGCGCACCACCCGCGCTCGGTCCTGATTTTCTACGACGAGCTTGAGAATGCCCCTGAACAGGGCGCGCATCCCGGTTTCGGCGAAAATCCGGGCGATCAGCTCAAGATGCTGCTGCGCTGCGCTTACCGTCGCGGCGACCGCCGCGCGGGTGGTGCTCTGGAGTGCGTCGGCCTCGAGGCCCATCGCAGCCTTGCTCATGCCCGTGCGGTTCTCGCGTACCTCGTCGAGATACCCCAGCATCGGGAAGGCGGCCTGACCGACGAACGGCACGGCGAACGGCTGCACCGCCCCGGCCTGACGCATACGGATGACGCCGCCCACCTCGGTGTTCAGCACGTCGTCCATGTTGACCTGCCCCTCGACCACGCCCACCCGCGGGTGGATGGCAAGCGACAGCGAGTCAAGCATGTTGCGCATGATCGCCGACTTGATCTTCTGCAAGTCGGCCGTCATGTCGAACATCGAAAGCCCGATGAGCGCGTGCGGCTCCGGGTCCGGGCAGAAAAGCGCGAACGGCGAGTGCGAGCAAGGCTCGTTCATCACCATCTTGTAGCCCGGGCCGATGGTGCAGATCTTGCGCAGCTCCGAGATGCCGTCCCGGTCGTAGTCGACCCGGATGTACGCCTCGCAGTAGAGCACCCGCTTGTCGTCCTGCGTGCCGCCCGGGCCATAGGACTGCGCATACGGGTTGCGCGCCAAGTACTCGTCGTTCGTGTCGAGCTCATAGGCGCCCATCTGCGCCTCGACCTCATCCTTGTCGTAGCCGAGCGCCACAAGGTCAGAGACGCGCATCATGCGCCGGTGCGCGACCAGCGTCGCATCCTCGACAGAGCGCGCGCGGCGGTCGATCAGGAACTCCTCGGGCGGGATGGCCTCGATGCGCACCCGGCCATTCTTGGACTCGCGCTTGAGCTCGACCGAGTAGATCTGCGGCGCCGGCGGCGGCAGGCCCGTCGCAGGGTCCACCACAGGCGCACCCGTCATCGGGTCCACCGGCGGCTGGTACGAAGGGTCATCCATCGACGAGATGGCGCTCCCCACCACGTCCGGCTCCGAGAGCAGCACCGTCAGCGCTGCATCGTCCAGGCCGGTGAAGTACTCGGTCTTGACCTCGACCTTCTCCTCCCAGACGTACTTCGCAATCCCAAGCGCGCCGCGTAGCGCGTCCTTGAAGACCGAGTGACAGATCAAGAAACCGTTGTTGTCGTTCTGGAAGATGTGGTTGATGTAGTCGGTCGCCTGCTCGGCAGACGCCACGTCCTCGGGGTTGCGCGGCGCGAACTGCACGATCTTCTTCGAGCCGAAGAAGACCTTCATCAACGACGGGATGATGCCGTTGATGGTGTCCCGAACGTCGGTCGAGACGACCTGCGAGCGCCCCTCCTCCTCGTTGCCGAAGGGCTCGCCGCGGTAGTACTGGATGGCGCGCGCGCGGACCGGGGACAGCTCCGCGTCGATGAACGAGGTGGCGTCCGTCAGCTCGCCGCCGACCAACGCCTCGAGGTCGGCATCGTCCATCGGCTCAAGCGCCCCGACGGCCTCCTCGCTCTGCTCGATCATCGACCCGTTTTCGCCATACATGGAATCGCCACCCGTGCCGGTTCTAGCCTATTCCCATTGTCAGGCCAAAAGGGCGCCAACCTCCGCAGGCGTCAGCCGCACCAGCCACGCCTCCCGGTCCTTCACCCCGAACGAGAGCACGAAGCCGCCGCCGTGCTCCGCAAGCCCGGCGCAGAACTCAACCTGCACGCCTCGAAAGTAGAACTCCCGCCCGGCGTGCGCCGGCATCAGCTTGTCGTCGTAGCGCACCAGCCGGTGCGCGTAGTACACCCGCCCGCGCTCCTTGCGCCGCTGGTGTACCACCCCGACCCAGGCGTCGCCGTGGCGGATGATCTGCGAACCGCCGGACCAGCCCTGCAAGCCGATGGACGACTCGAAGCAGAGTTTCTCCCGCGCCGGCAGCAGCTGGTACGACTCTGCCGGGTGGTGCGAGTACACAAACGAGAGCCGGTCGCCGTCGGCGCGCGGCATCCAGTTCTTCTCCATCTCCCGCGCGTGCGGGCTATGCAGGAACTCGAGCTCATCGACCAGACACCCGTCCAAGGCGCAGAGCGCCATCGTCGTGCGCACCCGCGGCCCGTGGTACAGCCCGGAGGCCGTAAATCTCCACCGCCCACGGAACCAAAAGAGCCGCCCGTCCTCGAGCCCGTCCCGGCACGGCAGCCGCGAGATCCGCTGCGAGGCATCGTCCACGCGCTCGACCCGGCCGAGCGCCAGATCGTCGCCGATGTCGGCGATGTAGTTGACCGTATCCGGCCCCGGGTCGTCACGGAACCAGATCCCGTCCGTCTCGCCGAGCTCGTAGTTCACGGCGCGGATGAGGCACCGCAGCTCCCCGCCCGGGCCGACCGCCACCGACGGGTTACACGGCAGCATCGGCGCGCACGGCACCTCGAGGCGCACGAAGCGCCCCGCCGGCAGCCGCTCGCCGAGTATCAGGCCGCCTTCTTCCCGGAGGGCGGCGGCGGCGCACCCTTCCCGCCACCCTTCGGCGGCTCCGGCTTCTCGGGGCCCTTCTTGTCGAGCCGGCGCTGGAACCGCGCCACGTCGCTTGGCTTTAGCATTCACGGATACCTCACATGTGGATGGTCGAGGGCATCGGCACCGCAAGATCTTGCGTTGCCTGGGAGACCAATGGCGGGACCGCCGTCAGCACCCGCAGGTGCGGCAGCGCGTACCACTCAAGCAGGATGTCCACCGGCGTGTTTGCGGGTTTCGTGTACATCTGCAGGGTCGGGATCGCGCGCCGGCGGTGCCAGATGGCGGCCGTGCACAGCGGGTACTTGATGTCCCACAGGTTCGCCGATTCCTTCTTCGCCGGCTTCTGGTCCGTGCAGCACGAGTTCAAGTACACAAGGTCGCACCACTCCGGCACCTCGGCGCGTATCTGCGCCCAGCGCTCGGCGAAGTTGTCCGGCAGGATGAAGTCGTCCTCGAAGATCACGAACTCCTCATGCCCCTCGCGCCACGCAATCTGCCACGCGATGTGCCACGACAAGACCAGGCACGTCGCGCCGCGGGTCACGAAGTAGTCCGAGTGCATCGGAATCTCGGACTTCACCTGCATCGTCTTCCCGAAGATGCCGTAGATGAAATCCAACTCGATGCCGGCCTTCGCGGCCTGCGCGCGCGCGTGCTCGGTGCGCTCCGGGGTCTCGGAGAGCGTGATGCAGTAGTACTTCACTCGATGCCCCCCACCCCGCGCCCCTTGCCGAAGGCGAACTTGCCCGAGCGGCGCACCGCCACACGGTGCAACCCGTGCGCATCGCAGAACTCATCCACCGCGCGCGTCACACCGGGCCACGCCTGGTAGTCGTCCCCGAACAGAATCCCACCCTGCCGCAACAGCGGCCAGTAATTCGCAAGGTCCGCCTTGCAATCCTCATAGTCGTGCGAGCCGTCGATGTAAATCACGTCCGCCACGACATTTTTTTCAGCCACCACCCGCGCCGCGATCGTCGCCGGCAGGGGGAGGGGGGTCACGCGCTCCGTCAACCCCAAGTGCATCATGTTCGACAGGAACAACTCGTGCAGCCGCGGATACCCCGCCTGCAGCCGCAGCGCCTCGTGCAGCCAGCGGTTATTCCCGTCGTGGCGCGCGTAGTTCTCGTGCGACCCGAGCCAGGTGTCGATGCACAAAAGCCGCGCGTCGAGCCCGAGCCGCTTGCAAATCGCCATCATGTTAGCCGCCGAGCGCCCCTTCCACGAGCC